CTCTCTGTTCCTGCCTCTCCCACTCCCAAGCCAAGCCGGACAGTCAACCAATCGGTTGTGGCCGCTGTAACCTGAGTATGTCGCCAAGGGATGTTCACATAGGTTGTTCCGCCATCAATCGAGGTCTGGTAAACCGCGTCGAAGGTCGGAGTTGTGCCTGAGGCCGCTGTCACGTTCAGGATGAACGAGTAGGTATCAGCCAAAGGCAGAGAAAAGGCCGTGCTTGCGCCCGTTGCAGTTACGGTGTTAGACGCTACCAGCGTCTTAAGCATGGGTGACTGTAGATTTCTCGCCATTACATCACCTCAATGTAGAAGTCATCGAGCGTCGTTGTGTTTCCAGCGTTCGATGTTCCGAACAGCGCAGCACACACAAAGCCGCATTTCCCTGTGGTCAGGTCGATGCCGGTTAAGGCCGTAATTGCAGCATTGGCCGTTTCAATCGTTTCACCGTTGAACCCGTTTGCCTGACCTGTTAGGTGCTGAGAGGTTGAATCCCAGACAACTTCAAGGTCGATGTACCAAGTACGGCTTACGGATGCGAGCGAGCGGTTCGTCAAGCTGAGAAAGTCAGTGTTGTTGGCTGCCGTGATTGACGTTCCACTGGAGGAGGTCGAAGTCACGTCAGTCGTAAACTGAATCTTCGCCAGAAAGTTAGAGGTTGTGCCTGTGGTGACACGCCCCCTAGCAGAGACAAAGAATCTCAGGTTGGTAGCCGATGCAATGTCAGGCTTGATGAGAACGAACGCAGACTTTGTAGCAATGTCGTTCTGCACAAACACAGACGCGGACGTTGGGTTAGAGAGGGCCGGAGCCCTCTTTGCCCGATAGAATGCAATTCCAGAGGCCATGTTTATCTCCTTCTAAACGAGGCTCGAATCGGACGCGACCATGCGATAACGGAACGTAGTCGAATCCAGGGTTTTGAAAACGGTTGCGAACCAGTAAGAAACGTACTGGCCGATATTGCCTTCAGGATCAGCCGCCGAAGGGCCACCAGGAACGATGTTGACCTTGAAGCGTTCATTGCGAGGGTCAACGACTTTCGATGGCCCCTTGCCCGTCAGGTCAATCATTCCCACTGCTCCCTGCCCAACGATGTAGGTCGTGTACAGGACAGAAGGAGCGGTTCCGGAAGTGTTTACATTCGTAGTTTCGAGGAAGCGAACGCCGCCGATTTTCCCGATTTCACCATTGAGAAGCGGAGTGTTATTGGTGTACTTGAGCACATCAATAAACCCGCCAGCGGTGTTGTCGGAGGTCAGGTCGTAGGAGACGAACGGGTGGATGATCCCAACGAAGTCTCCGCCTTCCTTCGGGCGAACGTCCCTGCCGGTTAGCTGGAACTTGTTTGCTCTGGCATCAGCAGCGGAAAAGGCCGTGCCAAGAGTGTTAAAGAGCTGGCCAGTGTTGGAGTCAAACTCGGTACGTCCGAGGGTGTCTACCGTCTTGGCAGCGCGGTAGGACATATCGTCAACCATCTTTTCAGTGGTTGGGGAGATGTCGGTCAGCAGCAGCATTTCAGACGCAGAAGTAAAGTCTGAGTACTGCTCGACGGTCGCGCTAACAGTGGTCGAAGTCTGAACAAACGGTGTCCCGACAACGCCCTCAGCAGACGGAGAGGTGTTTGCTCCCGGCAGGGTAAAGCGGTACATCTGGGTAGTTTTGCCCGCTCCCTGAGGGATAGATCTTGGTTCACAGACGCTTGCAAAGCGGAACATCTGTTCCAATCGGTCCAGACTGATCCGGTCGTAGTAGACGGTCGGATAATGCGCTAATGTAGGGGTCTGGGTAGTATTTGCCGCAGGCGAGATAGCCATATCTCACGCTCCAAAAGATTGAATTGTTTTGTCTTTTGGCTTGCGCGTAGGAACTCTACGGTTACGCCTACAGTCTGGAGGGGAACACCCTTTGATGACTGGTCTTACTTCAGGATGTCTTTAGCGTGGCGGGAACTCCGCTGGCTAGAAACATTTAATACATATCGGAGAACAGATTGCAAGCAAAATCGTCAGTTCTGAAAAACTGTGATTCCTTGTTCTGTATCTATCTCCCAAATCGCCTTCCACGGCCTCAGGGTTTTAATCGCTTGGTACTGAGGTCGTTTGGCATCATGGAG